AGGCGACGCTTGACGTAACCGTCTGGCCTCTTTATCTTCCGTCCCATGACGGAAATCACTCTATGCGAATTGCTTTCAGCTTTGCCGGGGACCAGCCCGCGCGATATCGACAATTGGCTTGCCCGATTGCCGCTCAAGACGAAATACGCGCCGACCGTTCGCGGCCGTCGCCGCACGTTCACCCGCGACAATGCCCTTGAGCTGTCGTTCCTGTCGCACATGGTGCGCGGTGGAATGATGCCGAAGGTGGCCGCCCTGGTCGCCGCCGAAGCATTGGATTGGCTGCCAGATCGCAAGAGCCGCAATGAGCGGTTCAACTGCATATTCGATGACGGCAGACCGTCTGTCTGTGTAGAGGGCGCCGTCGTTACGCATAGCATCGACGCCAGGCGCATTATTGATCGCGTCGACCAGCTTTTCTAAGGCTAGTCCTCAGCTGCCTCACGCGGCGTCATCTGGCGTCTCCGTCTCAGTGTCGGGCACGGCTGCCGGCGGCACCGGCTCGGCAACGGCGACGGGGGCGTGCGCGGCCATCTTCTGGCGAAGCGTGGCGGCATCCCATCCATAGAACGGCCGCTTGCCGACCACCGTCTCGTACTCGGCGCGAACGGCGGTAATGTCCTCGGCGCGCATGTCGCGCCGGCTGTAGGTTTGCGGCGCGTAATCATAGGGCTCAGCATAGCCGAGGGCCTTGAGAATCTTGGCGTGCTGCTTCGTCTTGACGTTGAATTCTTCGCCGGCCTTGTACCTGCGCCCGCCGTATTTCGTGCGCTTCAGCGCAATGACTCCGATCGACATATCGGCAAATCCTCAAAGGGTGGAAAGAGAGACGCGGGGGCAGTTGCCCGCCCCCGCCAATCATCGTTAGGACAGCGGCGAACCGACCTTGCCCCAGTTGACGGTGCCGAGGCGGAACACACCCGTATCCCGGCGACGCATCCAGTTGACGGTACGCTCAGCGCGGAACGCAACCGAGTTCGTCTGCCACATGGAAACCAAGCTCGCTCCGGTCGCGTCGTCCGGCGAACCGCCGTCCGTCGAGGCCATGTTCGAGTTCGCATCCGTGGTCATCAGCAGCGAGGCCTCGCGGCTGAAATCAACGCGAGTGCCGCCCTCGTCGGCGAAATACACATCGCCGGCATTGATGAGGGCAACGACGCCAGCGCCGACGTGGTTCGACGTGATCACCGGCAGACCGAAGAAGGTGCCGCCGTTCATGGTGACGCCGCTGAACCCTTCGGGGGTGACGCCCAGCGTATTGACCATGAGCGAGAGCGCGATTGCCGTCGACGGACGCATGATCCACACCGCAGTCGTCGGGGGATTGTCCGCGTCGGTGAAGCCTTCCACGATCCGACGAACGTCGACACGCACGTCGTCTGCATCGGCCCCTTCGGAGGTAATCGCGGTGATGCCCTCAAGGATGCCGGCCGGCTTCGCACCGGAGGCCGCCGCCGAGCCGATGAACACCGCATCGAGTTCCGCCGCCAACGCCTGGGCAAGCTGGTCACGAACGATCGCATCGGCGGACGGGCTGGAGTCGCGGATCAACTCCTCCGTCACCGCGGCGATGGTCGCCACCTTCGTCGGCTCAAGCGTGCGGCTGTCGAAGGTGAACTTCGTCAGCGGCTTGGCTGCACCTTCCGCCACCCAGTAGGCAGCACCGCCGGTGTCTTGGCTGATCAGTCGGGTACGGAACGGCACTCGACGCAGAGCCGGGATACCGCCGGTTCCGAACTTGCCGACGATCGTCATCGGACGAAGGAACTCGGCAAAATCGGCAAAGGCAGTGCCTTGGGTGCCGACCAGTTCCGTTGCCCAGCCGGGCTGGGTGGTGGAGCCGGCGGACACCTCGGCCTTGATGTCAGTCACCACCATCTCGCCCTTGTGCGGCCCGTAAGCACGTTCCGCGGCTTCGACGACGGTGATCTGCTCCAGATACGCCAGAGCCTTGACCTTGGCGATACGCGCCATACGAATGCCGGGCTCGGCGTCCTTGTCGATCGTCGGGCCGGCAGACGGACGCAAACGCTTCCGCTGTTCATCCTTGGCCTTGACGGCCTCTGGAGTCACCCGCTCAGCGGTGCCAAGCGCTCTCTGGTAGGAGCGAAGGTCGGACAGTTCCTCATCAAGGGCTTCAAGCTCCTTGGCGATGGTTCGGTATTCGGCCTTCTCGTCGTCGTTCTCGAACTGTCCGTCAGAGAACAGCTCTTCCATTCGCGCGCTCTTTTGAGAACGAGCGTCTTCAAGCGCAGAAATGCGCTGCTCAAAAGTCTGCATTTTTCCCACTCCGTTTCGGGGGTTCGTGGTCGATCCCGAAACGCCGGGGGAAACTCCATTTGCGGAGTTGGAAGACGCCGGTTGCGCACTGCGGCCGGACGCGGCCAGCGCTTTGGCGTCAAAGCTCTTGATGGCGGTGATCGTGGCTTCCTGGTTCGCCGGGATCGTCACCAGCGAAAGCTCAAGCCACTCCCATTCCTTGAATTTGATTCCGCCTGACCTCAGCCCCTCGGAGGCGAGCGTGCGGAAGCCGATCGACACGCCGCGCACCAAGCCTGCCTTGAGCGCGTGCCATGCCTTGTCGACGGAATTTTTCAGTTCGCCGGCATCGGCGATCTTGGCGATCTTCGCCTTGAACGGAATCCCGTTCTTGTTCGCCTTGGCGAAGGTGACGCTGCCGACCGGACTGCTGGCGTCGTGTTGCCAGAGAAGCGGGAGCGGCAGCTTGAACTTGGCGCCAAGCGGCTCGACGACATCGTCCATGCGATCTGGCGTGGGCGTCGTAGCAACGCCCTCGATTAGGCGAGCGTCTTCGTCCACCGCCTTGATCGACAAGACGGAGTAAGCCCTGTTCATAGTGGGCCTCCATCAGTGGGATTCGCGGCGCTTCACAGCGCGGCGTGAAAAAGCCGCCCCGAAGGACGGCTCGCGTAGGCCCATGCAGCGATGACGCTACAGGACAATCATCTGATACTCGGGTTCGGCTTCGCGCATATCCAACGGCGCAACACCGCGCGCCATTGCCAGCGCAACCATGCCGTCTATCCGGCCGTGACTGCGGTTCTTCGCCAGCTTCCTGTTGCCGGCCGGGTCCGTTTGAACAACGGCATTTGCCGCGCACATCGTAAGGACCGGATGCGCACCATGCGCCACGCGGCCATTGAGAATGTCCCCCTCAAGAGACCTGAGCGCGGGCGACATGGATTGGTATCCCTGCCCGAACTCGACGAAATGCTTTTCGATCTGTTCCTCGCTAAAACCGGCATCCAACAGACACGGCGTCAAATGCTTGAAGCCCCAGCGATCGAAGGCGATCTTGCGAATGTCGTACCGCTCAAACGCCTGCCATAACCACTCGGCGACGTACTCATAATCAACGCTCTTGCCCGGCGCGGCGTTCAGATAGCCCTCCCGCGCCCACACATCATAAGGGACGCGGTCCTTACGGGCCTTGTCAGCCAGCCCGTCGCCGGGAAGCCAGAAAGAACAATCGACGTTCCAAATCCCATCAATCAGCCCGATCAGAATCGCGGCCGTCAGATCGTTCACAGCTGACAGGTCAAGCCCGCCATAAACGGCAACGCCATCAAGTGGCTGCGGCTTGGCCGCGCACGTTGCCCACAGCGAGCGGGACACAAACGGCGACGAAGCCTCAACTCTTTGATTGAGCACGAGATTCCGATACTCAGCCTCACGGCTCGGCATCCGGCGGGCGTCTTCCGCCATCGCCAGAACCTCGCCGGCATTCAGAAAATCCCCAAACGCCGGATTGGCAAATTTGATTGTCTCCTTATCGAACGGGTCGGCTTCCAGCGGCGCTGAATAAAGCGAGACCGTTACCCGCTTGTCGTGGCCGGCAAGGGCGTCGTCAATCAGGATCGACAGCAAGTCCGCATCGGTCGGCGCCTGCGTCGAGATGATAACGCTTATCGGGTCTTCCTGCGCCCCCGTCGCCGTTTCAAGGGCTTCGTAAAGTTCCGATCGCGGGCCTTTGACCTGCCCGAGCTCGTCGTGAACGATGAAAACTGGCGAAAGCCCGTAAGCAGTCGACGCTTCGGCAGATAGAGCGCGATACAGGGTCCCCAGCTCAGGGCAAAACAGTT